CGGGCAAGCCGCCGCTCGCGTAGACGCCGCAGTTCGAGCGGCCCGGCCGGCAGGCAATGAGGCGGCCGATCGCGTTGGCGGCCGCGGTCGCCGCGGTCTGGTCGATCCAGGCGGGCGCGGGCCGGCCACTCACCGGGCAGTGGTTCCCGATGATGTCGAAGATGGCGACCTGGGACGAGCCCTCGCCGTCGCCGCCGCTGCCGACGTAGTAGGCGATGGCGTCGTGGCTCGGGTCGTTCATGTTGCCGCGCTTGGCGTTGTAGCCCCAGCGGGGATCCTGCGCGCGGAGGGCGTCCACCACGCGGTCCATGAATTCCCAGCCGCCGCACGACGCCAGCAGCGCGCCTGGGTGTGCTTCCGCAACCGCCTCAACCGTGCTGAACCCATTCGGCGCCTGCGCCGCGGCGGGGGCTACCGCCATCCACGCCACCAGCGTGGCAACTGCCGTGACCTTCATCGCGTGTAGTCCTTTCCACTCGCCATCATCTCTGCCAGGCGCTGCGCTCGCTGTCCGACTTGCTTCGCCCACAGCGACTTCAGCATCTGTGTTGCGGCGTCTTCATACCGTCCGTGTTTCACCAGGGTGAGCGTGACCCGAAACCCGAGGAGTCGTGTAATCCCCAGGTTGAAGCACATGTCGATCAACACCCGCTTGCGGATAGAATCGAGCCTGGCGTACCAGTCAAAGTTCTGTGCCAACTCCCGCTCAACAACGGCGAGATCCTCCCAGAAGATGAAATTCCGGGCTGTCTCACTCAAGCCGTTGTCGGTGAGGTTATGACCAATGCCGATAGTGAGCTTCCCCACGGTGTCTTCGTAAGGAAACCGTCGGTTCCCTTCGTGCAATTCCAACTGTTCCTTGATGGTCGGCACTATACCCACCCGAAGAATTTCGCCAATGCCCCAAGCAGCACGTTGACCGCGCCGGTGAAACCCGCCGCCTGCACCGGTGACATCCGCTCCTCAACCTTCGCGAGCCGCTCTTTCAGGTCTTCCGGCACCTGCTCCCTCAACACCAACACCTGGCCGTTCGTGGCTTTTGCCTCCCGTAGAATCTCAACCAACGTCGCCATTACTTCCTTGTGGTGAGCATCAGCCAGGTTCAACCGCGACTCTAGGTATAGCCGGTAACTCGGATCCGATTCAGGCATTCCCCCGCCAACCTCCTTCACTACCGCCATCACTGCACCTCAAACGTGATCGTGAAGTAGACCCAGGTGTTATCGCCGGACGTGGTCGTCCAGTTGGCGACACTGTCGCGGATCAGGGAGACATACGTCCCACTCGGTACCACGGAGGCCCGCACGTCCGTGACCACCGTCCCGGCGTCCTGCGCGTAGTAGGCACGACACCCCGCCTCCGCGTTGGCGGTGAAGCTACCGGGGATGGCGATTCGCAGTTCCGCGGGCGTGGACGACACGTCGGTTTCCTTGAGCGCCACCGTCCACGCCATTGTCTTGCCCACGAGCGTGTAGCGGTTCCTCACCACATCGCCGCTGTCCACCGTCCACGAGCCGGCCGAGGCCGTGAAGTTGCCGCTGCTGTAGCTGACGGTGATCCACTCGCCCATCTTCACACTACGCCCACGCTCGTAATACCCAGACGTGGAGGAAATTGACCCCCCGACACTAACAGCCTGACTCCCGCTGCCGATGGTGCTGATGGGGTCGAGTTCCCGCAGCCCAAGCGAACTCGGCCGGGTGAACAACCGCAAGATGGCGATCAATCCCGGGGTGTTGGTCCGCAGCACGACGTAGTTACTACCCCACGCAACACGCGTCGGCGAGAGGTCACGATACACTGCAGGAGACACCCCGCTCGACAAGGGGTTCTCCAACCCCACCACCTCCCACAGCACATCGTCAGGCTTTGATACCGGAAGGGAATGCGTGATCAGCGTGTCGATGTTGGGCTCGCTTGCTGGGAAAGTCACCCGGACGTATTCAAACCGCCCGTAGGGAGACTGCCGCTGGCGTTCCGACTCCGCTGTGTTCTTCTCCTGCTTTTGCCGGCGCTGGTAGTCGGTTGACGGCATTACTGCTGTCTCCCATCGCGCGTCTCAAACTGGACCGCTGCGCGCACCAGCATCTCGCGGTTCGGCGTGGCTGCCGTGTTGAAGAACTTCAGCTGAATAGCCTTCGCCGAAAACCCACAACGCACACGGGTATTCTCCGTGGTGATTTGCTTGGTGACCTTCGGGGTGGCGGTGTTTTCGTCGCTGTAGATTTCCAGCGTGCCATCCCAACCGCCTTCCACGAAAACAAACTGGAAGCGCTTCATGGTGAAGGGATCCCCAAACGACAACCACTGCGTCGTCCAGGAGAAGTTCGGCACCCCAACGGTGTAGGTGTAGCTCGCCCCGCTTGTGACAGCAACCGGAGTAGACCAATTCAACTGCGTTGCCGTGAACGACGTCAGGGGTCGTTCAGCGACCAGGGTGGTCCCAGTCCAGATGCGGACAATCGGTCCCCCCACCAACGACCCAGTCCCGGTGGTGAAGCTTGCCGACAGGTCAGTAAGGCTAGTGATCGAGCTACTTGCCGCGGTGAATGCCCCGGCGGCGGTTCCGACAAACCCGTCGCGCGTGGCGCTGGTCGACAGCTTGAACACACCCCCGCGCACTTGCAGACCGGCATACAGGGTGGGCTCTCCGCCACGGTCTCCCAGGATTGCCGCACCAAATGCCGCGATCTGCAGCGGATACCAACGACTCGCCTCGAAGCGCTGAAGCTTGTAGTTGAACGGAAGCACAACCGTGTTTTCGCTGCTATTACCGTCCAACGACACCGCCCAGAGGATCAGGTCCTGCACTTCGGCTACGCCACAGGCTACGGTTGTTGCCGCGCTAAACTCCAGCGTCTGCATCGTGTCGGCGAGGAGTTCCTGGCCCAGGAGCGAGAACTCTTCCTCACGCACCAGCGCCGGGCCGCGGTGCGTCCACACGTACAGCATGTTGTTGCCAATCCCCCAGGCGTTGTGGTTTACACACCCCAGCGATCGGTTGAAGTCGCGGATCTCCCAGGTGTTGGGGTCGTCGCCGATGAGCGCATACGTCGCCCGCTCCTTGAAGATGAGCAGGTCGCCGTTGTACGGCACCAGCGCCATGATGCGCTGTCCATCATCGGTGTTCACGACTTCATAGGAGTCGGGGTCGAAACTCTCAGGATCCCCCAGCTTGGAGAAGTACAGATACCGCCCGTCGCTGGTGAACATCCGCGACTTGTGCCACGCGAGGGTGTAGATGTTGGTGGCCGGGGGGTCGTTCTCCGCGGTGTCAGGCCCGGCGATAATCAGCAAGGAGTCGGCGACGTCAGTCGTGGCGGTCGTGGCCGTGTTGTTGGCGATCTCCGCCACCTTGTAGAACTGCGTCATGGTATTGGCATTTCGCAGGTAGAGGTAGCGATGGGTGACCTGACTGTCTGACGACACCGGCACCGACGACCACGCGATGTCCTTGTTGGTGATCGTGAGCTGGCTTGACGTTGGGCCAGCGGAGGACTCGTGGCCGGTGTTGGAGTTGTAGAAGGTGACGCGCGCTTCGTACTTGCCTGAGTGGGCACCGGCTGTTCCAGCATCGGCAATCGTCGGGGCCGTGGATGGGCGGTCAATCCCCCACCGCTCCAGGGTTGTCCCGCGCACCTTCCACATGCCGGAAATCACCCCATTGCTCAGCGTTATGTCGCCGCCAGCGATGTAGAGGATGTTGTTGGCCTGCGCCGCCCCGGGGTAGTCATCGGGCAAACTGCCACTACCAGGGGACAACGTCCCGAGCGAAACAAAAGTATTGTCACTGAGCCGAAGGCGCCCTAGCTCATATGCGCTGGGAGATGTGGCTTTCCGAACGGTGATGAGATACGAAGACCCATAGTAGGAATTCGTGATCGAGTCGAAGTGGCGATACGGGAACAAGCCCCGCAGGGGGCTAGTGATGTCGTAGATGAACTCCCACCCCGGGCGCACGCTCACCACAGCATTGCCTGCACCGTCGCGGGTCAAGGTGCTGTCCTCTGCGGTTCGCGCAGAGTCAGTCGGCCCCGCATCGGCGTAGAAGGTGTTGACAACGCCGTTCGCCCAGCCGGGAATCAACTCCTTCCGGACCTGGCCCATGTTAGTAGGCGCCTCCGGCAGGCGGAGCCTGCGGCATCGGCGCAGGCGCCTGCGGCGCCTGCTGGGGGGCCCCCGCCATCGGACCCATCGGACCGCCACCCCCCTGCCCAAGCATCTGCAGGAGGATCATCAGCTGCTGGGGGTCGCGGATGTCGAGGCCCAACTCAAAGGCGATCTGGACCAGTTCCGGCGGAAAGCCCGGCATAGGGGTGGAGGCCATTTCAGGGGAAGCCGCAACCGGCCCCGCCTGCATAGGGGCCTGACCGACGTCATCTGCCAGGGCCTGATCCATCGCGCGTGCCTGCATGTTGGTGTTCATCGCCGAAATCGCCTCTCATCTTCAAATTCTTCACCACGCAACTGTGCGTGGGCGAGTTCCCGCATCATGTCGTTGCGGCCTGGGATACCGTTTCGTTGTTCTGCGATACGGAGTAACTCACGGACACTCGGCGCTGGAGGACCCATCCGCGGCGGTTGAAGGCTTACCTGCCGCGATGCCGCCAGCCGCGCATCAATCTCCCGCGGATTCCGCATGTAGCTGTCACCAATTCCAAGCTGGCTTGGCAGGGGGAGATCTGACAGCCCTAGAAGCCACGGCTGCGTGGCATGCCGTGTTTCATGCGCCAATATGGCTGCCGTTGCTCGCAGGGGATTAGTCGCTCCCATTCCGTACATCGCATTACTAGCGAAGTCTGGGCTGAAGTTCATGTTCCCAGTAAATGGTTCGTGATACCCCCATGTAACGCTATCCGCAAGTTCGAGGTCCAACCCCAGCTTCCCCTCATTAGCTTTGCGCTGAAGGGCATTCCGGGTACCTTGGTCCAAGAGCATTGTGGCCGTGTCAAACGTCGGCCCCAGACCGGTGTTGATTGGGCGGTTGGGCGGCGGTGCCACAGTTGGCATTTCTTCTTCTAATGCCCGCATCATAGCGAGCTGTTCAGGTGTGGGCTTGATTGGCATCAGGGCATCCACACCGAGGGGCCCCAGTCGCCGCCCCCATCAGTGACCCGGACATACTGCGGTTCGGCTTCAACTCCCTGCGACTCCAGGAACGCCAACCGCATCGCGGTGTCGAGTTCAAACTGCCACTTGGAGAATTCCTGCATTCGTGCCGCCTCTGCCTGGTTGTCGTAGGCGAAGAGCATCATCAGGGCATCCCAGACGAGGACCTTGGCGAAAGGCGGCGGGATGTCGGGGAGGTCGTTGTCAGACGTCAGGGGGCGGGGGCGCCGATAGAAGCGATACTCCACGACATCGGCGGTGCTTGGTGACGCCAGGAGATACAACTGCTGGTAGCTTCGCCCCCACTCGTCGCTGTTGAGGGTCAGGAGGGTAGTGCCCCCGGAGGTTGAGAGGGTGAGGGTGCCCGCCCAGGCCGCCCCTTTGGTGACCCCCAGGACCTTGGAGAAGCTCAAACTGCCCGTCACCGGCGTGGTGCCATTGGGGGTCAGGCTCTCGGTCGTGATGGCGCCGTTGACTACCCCGCGGATGGTGATGGCCTTCCCGACAGTGTTGTCACTCGCGCTGCTGCTGACGATGCGGAGGGTTGTGGCGGCAGTAGGCTGACTAAGCACTGGCGAGCGCCCCCAGAGGGCAAAGGTCGCCCGGTCGCGATCCTGGTTCCAGTCGGCACCCGAGGGCGCCAGCCCCCTGGCCGGCACCTCTCGGAGATACTCCCGCCGCGTCTGGTTGTAGAAGTAGTAGGGGCGGTGGAACTCCGGATGAAGACCATACGTCTGCACGCCGGCCGTGAGGGAGAAAGTCTCCGCCGAATCCCACAGCATAAACGGCCAGAGTTCTTTTGTCAAGCGATTGAAGTGCGCCTGATTCAGCGCATTCTTCACATTCGTGAGGGTCGTGCCTGTGTCGCCGCTTTCGTCAAGCCACGCCAGGACTTCGTCCTGCAGTTCTTTGTAAGTCGTCACTTAGCCAACCCCCAACAGCAGAAGGTAGAATGAGGTGCCACTCGGTGCTGGCGGCTCCGGCGCCACACCATCCCGCACCGTGAAGCGCCGGTTGAACTGCACCACCGCCCGGGTACGATAACCATCCCGCACATAGTGCACGGTGCGGGTGATTCGCGGCTGGGTGATGGTCGCTGCCGGCGGAGCCGATGCGGTGGAGACTGCAAATCGGCGCTGGTGGGTGACCACCACGCGACTGCGGTAGCCGTCGCGCGTGACCCGCACTATCCGCGCAAGGCGTGGTTGGGTGGTGGTCGCTGCCTGCGCCTGTACCGAGACGGCGAATCGCCGCTGGAAGGCCACCACCTGGCGGTAGCGATAGCCATCCCTGACAATCCGCACCACTCGAATAAGGCGTGGCTCGGTGTCGGTCGCGGGGGTTTCAGGCGGGGGCTCGCCCCCGCCGCCACCGCTAAACAGCAGGAGCAAGCTCATAGCTTACAGTCCGACGCCAAGCAACATGCCAGTGGACGGGGGGATATACCGCACGATCAGTTGCCCGTTCGCGCCGCCCCCGCCGACCATGTTGGTGCCCTCGCCCGATCCGCCGCCGCCGCCGCCAGGCGCCGACCCCGCCGCCCCGTTCGCGGCGTTGCCGCCGTTCCCGCCCGCGCCACTCCCCGCAGGATTACCCCCGGGAAAGTTCTGCACGTACACCTGCGTGCTGGTCGTGGACACGCCGGCCGCACCGATCCCGGCGCTCGACCCGCCGTAGCCCCCGATGCCCGCGGCGTTATCGCGCCCCTTCGCGCCGTAGCCGCCGTTGTACTTTCCGCGCCCGGTAGAATTCGCGGCCAACCCTGGCGCCGCGTTGGCGCCAGGCGTGCCCGTGGATTGCGTGCCGCCGTCGCCGCCCTCGGCCACCACCACGGTCGTGCGCCACGTCGTATTGCCGCCGTCGTTGCCCTTGCCCAGCGGCGAGCCGGCATTGCCCGCCACGCCCGTGCCGCCCGTGCCCACCGCGTAGGCGTAGGTTGTGCCCGGTGACACGTCGTCCAGCCCTTCCGCGAACGCCCCGCCCGAGCCGCCGTTGCCGCCGTCCGAGGCGAGGTTCTGGCCGCCGCCGGCGCCGCCCGCGCCCCACGCCAAGACCTGCACCTTCCGCACGCCATTCGGGCACGTCCAGTTGCCCGATCCGCTGGTATACGTGGTGTCCGGCATGACGCTAACTGTCAA